CGAGAGGGCTATGTCAGCCCCTTGACTATCTGCAGGCCACCCACGCCACCACAAAGCACCGCCGGTAATTCCGGCTGGTAAGCCAAATCCCAAATAGGATTCGACTTGCGCTTCGAGGTAATCGGCGAGGCAGACATACCCATGCTGTCTAGCTCTGTTAGCTAGATCAATTGTAGCATAGGTATCCGACATACTGGTGAGGGTGAGGCATTGTAGGCGAGCGATATCTAATCGATCTCCTCCATACGCATCCACACCACAGGACTCTCTATAGAGTCCCTCGCTAAACGTTTTGTTATAATTAGGTTTAAAACCTAAGTATTCAAAACATTCGCAGACGAACTTGCACGACTCACGTCGAACAAGTACGTCATCACCAAAAACAAATACCTCAGCCAGGTTGCTTCGAAGGAATTTCGAAGCGGAGCCTGAACCTAAGTACTCGTATGTTACTCCTCTCTGCACGTACGTAGCCGCAGCGGCTACGCACCAGAACACAAGGGACTCGACTGGAAAACACATAGCACTCCCCATAGGGGCGAACATATGTAATTTTACGGTCTCCTTATTTTGTATTCTGACGTGCATTGCTCTCGAAGCAGCTAAGAACTGTACGTTACTCTTATTAAAGAGAAAACGTATGAGACCCCAGCTGATTAGATCGCTAGCATCCTTTAGATCTATAGTCGCAAACTCTCGCGTCCGTGAGGACTCGAGAGCAAGACTACCATTCTGCTCTTGGTTATCGAATTTAATCGACGAGCTGGACTCCCCGTTGATAAGACGGTTAGTCTTTAGGATAGCAGAGGACTCTATCGCCTTATTTAATGAGCGTAGCTGACCTTGTTGAATCCACATCAGCCCAACAGGCTGAGTGCATATAACACGGGGGCCACGCTTATCTTTAGGGACAATAGCGAGTTTACACACACTATGTGTGTAACGCGCCTGCTGGTGGTCGAACCAGCAAGGAGTAGGAACGTTCCAATCGGACATCGGATAAAACTTATCGCATAAGCGAGTAGTTGCCGAGTCCAACTTGGACCACTTATCGTAGCCACGTTTAGCATCAGACACAGACCCTGGACCGTGCGTCGGCCGGATATTCCGGTAGTCAGCCCGATCCATGATCATGCCCGCCAATAGACGTGCTAGTTTAAGTGTACGACCCAAATCGGTCACCATAGATGCTTTTTGAGCATAATGGTTAACCGTAAGAGAAGCGCAAAAAGAATTTCTTCTTTTGAACGCTTCAATGGCCGTATCTTCCGCTTCTTTAGTAACTTCATGTGACTTACTCTTATACGTGAACAGACATATCTGGCGCATCGTTCTCAACACTACACTGGAATGTGTAGCAAGGAATCTAAGCACCAGAGCTATCAGCTCTGTAGGCACATCCATTGAAGTCGAAAAACTCGACGATGGATGAATCCCTGAAACGATAACATGCACGCACGTATCCTTGGGTAAGGACACATTATTATACATATCATCATAACAAAGCACGTCTCCAGAGACGCTTACTACCCAAACAGCGTGGTCGATTTGGCCACACTGCTCAATTAGTACTAATATGTCTCGCCAGCACTTCTCATAAAGAGAAGCCCTAGCGGCATCAAGTTGGGGGATAAAACCCAATATGCTTGATACGTCAGATTGCAG